AATCTGACAATTTTCCCAGATTTCTCTGGGAAAATGTGTTGTTTTTCAGCAACATTTAGGCACGATCTGCTAGTTTTTTCAGCACAGCTTGTGGCATTTTTACAACAACTTCTAGTGCATTTGCCTTGCTGCGCAGGGATTCGATCACTGCTTCTACTTGTGCTAGGGTTGCAGTATCGGGGTTGAGATCTACTAGAAATGCTGCTTTGTTTGCAGTGAATTCTGCATAGTTATCTGCTATGATGCGCAAGGAAACAATAGTGTTCTCATATGGTGTGCGCTTGAAATTTACTTTGACAAACAGAGTGCTAGACGCCGCGGAAGTATAAAGCATACTTGCTCCTTTTTGTGAACAAGTGCATATTATACTGGATTTCGGGCAGATTGTCAACCTAAATCATCTGTTGCGTTAACGCAACATTCCTATTATTTGTTGCATTAATGCAACATGCCTGCATCCAGCTGCTCAATATCATGGATTTTGAAGATCTTCATTATTCGCTTGACACTGGCAGGGATCTTGGTATCCCGATCAATGTCATGCGGCAGGAACATGGTTTTCAAGTTACCTTCTCGATCAATCAAAAACCCGTAATCTTCTTCATCAATGTCAATGTCTCCATCCTCTACATCGTCGGCCATTTCTTGCACTTCAGCTTTGGTTAGTTTTGACATTGTGATTCCTTGTTTAAATTATTTATTTAAACAGAATCAAGCCCATTAACAAGGTCTGTCCAGCAAAGCCCAAACAGATTGTGGCCACATACAAAAAGTTACGTTCAATCAAGCTCTTGAAGAACAGAGTGATCAATGCGCTCCAAACAAACACCATGAGATCCACTGGAGGCAATTTATCGCTCTGTGCCATTAGCACTGCCAACAAGGTAGGTACACTGGCAAAGTGCAACAGTATGATAGTGACCCAGCCTAGAGTGTGTGCGCTGATATGCCCGATATGGTCTTGCAGCCATTTGTAAACATTTCCTGGGATATGACTGATACGATCTAATAGTTCCATTTTGCTTCCTTATTTGTAAAAAATGTGATGTCCAATTTTAGCCACTTGTTCTTTCTTCCAACCGGGATTGATATAGTCCGCATGGTAGTAGAGAGCATTCTTCAAACTGGGTAGACGGAAGTCTTCCAGCAGAACCTTTTTTGCAGCGATCATGCTTTCTTCATAGTTGACGCGATTTGTGGGCCGGAATACAGTTTCCCGATCACACACCCACGAGAACTGACAAACCACTCGTTGGTAGAACACGTTCTTTTGATAAATGACCTTGCAGACATCTCCCGGAAATTGGCTGCTGTTGACCCGATTCATTGTGACCTGTGCCACTGCAATCTTGCCTTCAAACGGCTCGCTGCCGGCTTCGTGATAGATGTTCTTGGCCAAGCAACCCAGCTGTCGTTCCCGCATGTCAGCAGTAATCTGTGCAGTGGCCATGGGTTCAGTATGCGCTAGTTTGTCGCGCACAGCCCAATCCAATAACAAGACTGCCATCAGCAGCGAAATTAACATTAACACATTGGTGATGAGTTTTGCGCCAAAGGATGGTGTATTACCAGGCATATCTTCCAATGCCATTGTGGTATCATTCATAATTGTCCTTTCAAGTTAATTAGACCCTGTGCCATCACGTATGATAACACAAAAAGTCTAAAAGAGCAACCGGTGTCGGTACCGATCGCTTAGCCAGTCATGCCCCTGAGCAAACTTGAGTATGCCATGGGGTCCATCTTGGTGCCAGGATTGATTCCAAAAACCTGCATGCGGTTCAGGTTCCTACTTTCCTGTAAACTCGACTGTATGGCATCTCCATACACGTCATCCGTGGCCATGTTGGCCAATTGGTGCCCCAGTCCCAATTTCATGGGATCAACGGCAAATCCCGGTATCTGTTGTCCTAGGCTCATAACACCCAGCATGCTACCGGTTGGTGCATTGGCACCAAATTGCAGTCCTGCAATTGATTGATTTCTCTGTTGGTTCGAGTACTGAGTTGCCATATTGATATACTGCTTGTTGGCATCGTTCAGTGTTGGTTGCAGCTCGGGTTTGGTGGTGACTGCTGCTATCAATCCGGCCAATACTAATTCATTTGGATGCTCATTGGCCAACAGATATTGATGCAGTGACCCAACGCTGGAGTCATTATTGATCAAATCGCGCTGTGTGTTTGCCACATTGCGTATGTTGTCGGTATAACCAATGCCGGCGGCAGATCCGATGATGTCGGTTGCGATGGGCTGGCCGAATACACCAGTGCCTGCTCCCATATGCTGAGTGAGATCCAGGCCCAATGACTCAGGCAGTGGTCTAGGCAGTGCATTTAGTCTAGGATAAGCAGTGGTCTCCACAGTAGAATAAAGTGCGCCCACGTCAGCAAAGCTGCTGAAGTTGCCACCAATGTTGCCCAGCTTGTTGGCCAGCACAGCAAAGGTAGGAATCTTAGATGATACAGCAGGACTGAATACCAAATCTACGCGGAACACATCTGCCAACGAACGCATTCCTGCCAGATTGTAAGGTTTGAAATTTGTAATGCCAACAATTTCTAAAAAGTCAGTGCCGGTGATTGTGGCCATTACTCCCAAGATGGCTGTTGCATTCTCGTCTGGCAGTGTTTTAAGGTTCATGCCAATATCAGTCAACTTGGTGCCCAACATACCAGTATTGGCCAGTCCTTGATCAATGAGATTTTTTGCCAGTGTGCCCGGGTTGGCCAGGTGGGATAGGTCGCGTGTACTGAACATGGTGCCCAGATTGGGCATTTCGGTACCCAACTGCTTGGCCAAGGCAGGATCAAATTGATTTGTGATACCGCCAGTGGCAACATCTTGGCAGTTGTTGAACTGGAAACCCATGTCATTGAACTCTTGGCCGCGGCAGGCTGCCATTATGCCCTGTACTGCAAATGTTGTGGCTGCATAGGCAGCTGCCTGCCCCATATAGCTGGCAAACTTTTCTGGACCCACTGCGGCGAGAAGCACTGCGCCGGCCAGTACTGCCCCAACTAGATCACTATTTTCGCCACCCACACCACCAGGGGTACCACCATGCATGAACGCTGGCAGCAACAGTAGCAATGCTATCACTGCTGGGCTGTAATTTCCATATCTACCCTGTATGATTCCGCTGATGACATTGGTTGATTTATATATACCAATTGCACCCTGTAGGTCACGGCTGACATTGATGCCACCGCCTGTGATCAGACCTACCATTGCCATACTTGCGAGACATGTTCCGCTTGTCATTTTATTTTCCTAAATTGTGTAGACCTGGTTTATAGATGTGTTGATTCATCATGGTCAACACTCTATTAACAGGTAGAACTTGTTTGCCGGTACCGGCATATATGCCCATGTGCAACCAGGCCACCTGGTAACCTTTTGCAGTATCGTATTCCAATAGACACTGATCATAGGATATGTTATCTTTGACCCATTGTGCAATGGCAAAATATCCGCCAGGGGTCACACCAGTAAACTGTATGTCCATGCCTTGGCCGGTACCGTGTGGCCCTGCACCAATATCAGCACCGGTTCTCAAGGTATTGGTTGTAGTGGCATTGGGGTATTTTCTCTTGATTGGCTCCCACACATTCAGGCACAGATGTGCAAGATTACAAACTATTTGATCGGGCTTGAGGCCCATCTGTGCCGGAACCGACTGCTGCTTCAAGTGCGGTATCTGTGGTAATTTATATATGAAATCACCCAAGGTGGTACTGGGTGTCAGCTTGGTGCCAAGATTGAAACTCTTGTGGAATTCGGTACAGTCTACTTTGGTGCCGTTTATAACAGGCGCGGGCCTGCTGTCAACCTGGCTGGCTGTTGCTTTGTCTCCCAGTGCAAGATTCTCTGCCTTGAACACACCCTTCTTGATCTGTTGCTGCACATAAACTTGCGACCGTATCTTACCAGCCGGTGTGCCATCATCAACATCATCGTTCACCGCAGATGCTGCGTCAATCTGTGCTGCCGATATGGTCTTGGGGACATCAACTTTTAAACTGTTCCTGGTTGCTGCATTGTCGGTAGTGACACCTGCTCCGGTATTTTGGCCGCCAGAAGAATTCTCGCCTACTATGACTCCTGTTGAAAACGGCCAAATCGACCAAGAAGCATTACCGGGCATGTTAAATAATGATCTTGGTAGATTTTGTTATTGGCTCAATGCCAGTGGTGGTCTTGATGTAGTAGTCTGACATCTGCTGTATCACATCGCACTGCATCATGACATGTTCACGTGCAATGGTGACTGCACGATCCGGATCAAGGCTGAACATGGCCTGGATCAATCCAAGACCCTTGGGTCCACCCACCACCACGCAGGGACGCTCAAGCACATACTCGGTGTCTGTGATAGATCCAACCTTGCCAATGACTTCGTCACCATTGACCAATTTAAACGCACGGATATCGCCTACGGCGAAGTTGTTAGTTACTAACATTTTCTTCCTTTAATAATTGAGTGAAATCTGAGTCTGAGAGTCTTGCAAGGCCGGTGTAACCGCCTTCAACAAATAACTGACCTGCTTGATAAATTTGCGGCACTGTGCGATGTCCTGCGGACATGATGAACTCTCTAGCTGTGTCGTCTTGGTCTACTCGCACTTCTTCAAATGCAATGTTTTTCTTGGTGAGCAGTGCCTTGGCTTGATCACAAAAAGGGCAATTTTTCTTACTGTATACTGTTAACATGTGGTTCCTTTATAGATTGGGCAACTGATCATAATCCACGTCAGCTGTCATGACACCAATTACATAACTGGTGCTTTCTGTTTCTTGCAGTGCGCTCTGTTTATTGCTGCTGTTGGTGTGTTTGTTAAACCAGGGAATTGGTGTAGTACGTGGCGCCGAGGCTTGATACTTGATACCAATGTCCTTCAGCGCACCTGCTGCGGTATAGTCCACAAAGTCTTTGAGGATGTTGGCATTCAAACCAATCACTGGTCCTTTATTGAACAGGTAATCTGCCCATGCTTTTTCTTCGCGAATCACATCCATATACAACTCGTAAACTTCACTCTCACACTCCTGTTTGGCTGCAACAAAACGCTCATCTTCCTTGATGACCTGGTTGATAAGGTATGCTGTCCAGCCCTTGTGCAGCAGCTCGTCCTGCAGGATCAGGCTGATGATGTTGCCATTGCCCATGAAGATCTTGTTCTCTACCATGGCCAGACTGGTGGCAAAACTCACCATGAAACGGAATGCTTCCAGTGCATAGCTGGCATGCAGTGCCATCCACACAGCTCGAACATGTTCCACTTCTTCAACCGGTTGCCCAAGTTCTTTGGCACAGTTGACTCTGTGCAGGTCTTCATAGTACTTACCAACACTACTGGCCATATCGACAATTTCTCGAGTGTCATGAATGGTGTTGAACACATCCTTGGGCACATTGTAGATGTTGCGAATGATGTGACTGTAGCTCTTGCTGTGAATATTGGTTTCAAAGAAGGCCCAGTTAAACACCAGTGCTTCCAGTTCAGGCAAACTGATCACCGGCATAAAGATTTGACTGGGGCCACGACCTTGCAAACTGTCCAGTGCTGTTTGACGCAGCAGGTTGCTGGTGAAGATATGCCGGACTGCATCGCTGGCATCTTTAAAGTCGTTCGAGTCTTTGGTAAGACTGATCTCTTCTGGTTGCCAAAAGAAACCACGTGCAGTAGATTCAAAGTCGGCAATTTTTTTATACTTGACTTCTTCAAAGCGTTGGATAGTGACAGGACCAGCTGGGTCCAAGAACATCTTGCGTGAGAGGTAATCTGTTTTGGTAGTCAGGTTGTATTGTTGTTTGCTCATTTTAAATAATCCACGTGGGCAATAGCTTTCCAAAGATCTAATTTTGGAGGTTCTCCATTATTGGGTTCTTTGTATGCGATTCTAATCTCAACATTGTTGGTGTGCAGTTCAGCTATTAACAAATTTATTGTTTCCAATGCTGTTTTGATGTTTTCTATTTGTTGTCCGATATCAGTTGTTATCATAATTTACAGGCCTCGCAATCTTCTTCACTATCAAAGTCTATAGGCATGAGTGGTGCTTCTTCTGCATCAGCTTTGCTGCCTTGCTTGTTGATCAAGCTGTAGTAAAAAGTTTTCAATCCCCATGCATGTGCCTGCATCAAATTCTTTGCTATCAGTGTGATAGGTACTTTGCGATCTGCAAAGTGCGCAGGGTTATAGAATGTGTTGGTACTTATGCTCTGATCCACATAGGCTGCAATCACTGCTGCGGTCTTTAAGTAACCATCGCAGTCCCGCTGATCCCACATCAATTGATACCGGTTCTTTAGTTTGTGATACTCGGGTACCACTTGTACAAAACTACCAGCCTTACTTTCTTTCACTGAGATCAAGCTCATGGGCAACTCAATACCATTGGTGCTGTTGATAACCACACTGCTGCTTTCAACAGGAGCCACTGCCATCTGTGTGGCATTGCGCACACCATGAGTTCGCATGTTGGTGCGCAAGGTCTCCCAATCCAGTTCGGGTGCAAAACTTGTCAATTCATTCACACCTGTGGCACGCAGTTCCCAAGGGAACACACCCCGGCCGTAGCGTGTGTGTTCGCTACCCAAGCAAGCACCGCGTTCCTGTGCCAGCTCTACACTGGCTTCTGTGAGATAGAATGCCAAGTGCTCCATCCAGGTTTTGACTTCAGCCAGCGCATCTCGCTCGCCATACTTCAAGCTGCGTTTTGCATGCCAGTAGGCCAAATTGGTAACACCGATGCCCAGTGGACGGATTTCATCATTGCTTAGTTTAGACTGGATGGAAAGAAAGTCCTGGTAATCCAGTATATTGTTAAGACTCCTATGTAGAATGCGACAAGCGCGGCGCATATCTTCGGGATTACGGAAGGCTCCCCAGTTGATACTTCCGAGAGTACAGAGCGCGATACGTCCTTCGGCATCGTCAAGTCTCTTAAATGATTTTGTTGGTAGTAGTATTTCAC